CTCATTGCTGCTTTTTGTGGGCTGTCATTTTTTCTTGCCATAATTAAAACCTCCAAACTGAGTAATTTTATCTTACATCAGTTTGAAGGTTTACACAAACTTTGGGATAGTCCCAAAATAATATGTAAACACCCCCCATACATTAACTGCTGCACTCTCCCTACTGTCCTATATTCCTATAAAAAAACCACGTTTACAAGCCTATTTAGCCACTTTTCAGCCGATACCCTAAAAGACTACACCCACACCAAAATAAACCGTATTTTACCCTTTAAACGTGCATAGAATCAATAGATTCCACCAAAAGAAAAGACTATGAGCATCAAAACTCATAGCCTTTTTATAATGTCGGCTGCGTTGGTGATTATCTTTCCCAATAATAATCGCTACCGTCTGAAAGATATAGTTGTATTCCATTTTCTGTTGTGGTGTAATCTGTAACCTGCCGCATATCAATATAGTTGTTGTAAAATTCTTCTGATGAGGTATCAATATAGCAATCCGGCACAACCTCAACAGGCTTTTCAACTTCCTTTATCTCTGTGATTGTCTGTACCTCTGTTATTGTTTCCGCTTGTACAGTTCCCAACAGATAAGCACAAACAATCATGATTCCCATAGTTGCGATAATTCCAATTGTTTTGATTGATTTCTTCATGTCCTTATACCTGCCTTCCTATTATTCAGGGTGTAGCCATTCCAACGGTTACACCCTATTTTTTACGCATCTATTACGCTTCCAATAATACCCTGCTTTGTGTCTCAAACCTTGTACTGCCATACTTATTTTCAATCTGTGAAAAGGTTATTTTCTTATTTCCTCTGCCTATGTACTCGCCATTATTCCAATACCATTTTTTTCGGTTTCTGCTCCATTTAAAGCCGATAGTTTTTAATTCATCTTTGTAAGAGTAGGTATTACCATCAAGCCATATCCAGGCACCAACAAGTATAATCTCAATGCCATTGAAATTGATTATCTTTTCTAACATTTCACGTAATGTTCTGTCGTTCTCCCAGTCATACATGTTAGCGTTATAGTCTGATTGTTTGCTTGTGTTGCCTGCTGTCCTGCTGTCGTGGCAATCTTTTAATGTTTTGAATAGCTTATCATATTCTGCATTGATTTCTTGCATATCTGCTACATTTCCACCGTTATCAGGATGGTGTGTTTTAAGTAATTCTTTATATGCTCGTCTTAATTCTTCCAAACTATTTATATTTTTAAAATACTTTTTCATAAGTCATAACCTCCTTAAAATAATATCTTTGCAAGTTGTATTCTGTAGCTTTTAGCATCTTCATTTGTAATAAGACCTAATTTTAAAAATGCTTTTGTATATCCTACAAACTGGCTATATGCATCATCTTTTAAAATTAAATCTTTTCTAATTGCTGTTAATAAGTTATTGACTTCTATTTCTAATAATTCTGTTGTTCTCATGATGAAAACCTCCTTAAAATTTTTATGTGTGATTTATTTGTTAAGATTATTGTACACTAGTAAGTTTACTTCTTCAATATGCAAAATATACAAAATGTTTTGCTTAAATTTGTGTAGATACACCAATAAGTGTATTTTTAGACTAAAAAAATACCATCAGAAATAATATTTTGACGGTATTTATATAATACATATATATGTTTAATTATTTTTATTATTGCGTTTTGGTTTTCCTTTTTCATCTGCTGGATAATCTACCAGATATTCTTTGCCATCAGATTCATTTTTTAGTAATAACTTCATATTTAATGCATCCGCAATCTCAACTAATTCAATTGTTGAAAAATTATCTCTATTCATTTTGTTACTTAGGTTTTGTTTTGTAACATGTACTTTCTCGGCTAATTCTACTTGAGAAATATTTTTTTCACTTAATATAGTTTTAATTACCTTTGATATAGACATACTAATCACTCCTTTGCCATTGTCTAAGTTTATTATAATAGATAATATCTTTTTCTTCAAGTGAATTTAACAATGCTATAGAACAAGGAGTACATCAATAAGTGAATTTGCACAAAAATAGAGTACACTATTTGGTTAATTTGCATATTGAAAAAGTAAACTAGTAGGTGTACAATACAATTACAAGGTCAAACAAAACAGACCAAAGCAAAAGCACATTGATAATTGAATAAAGGCTTTACACTATGATATAATATCACCAACGAAAGAAGGTGATAGAAAGTGTCTACAGGTGAAGAGATGCCAGAGCTTGCAACGATTGAAAGATTATTGAAAGAAAGAGATGCAAAACTCGAATTGATTAACTTATTGAAAAACGGTCAAACACAAAAAGTTATTGATTTATTAGAACGTGACGTTGAAACAATCAATGAATCAATAAAAGCAAAGTAACCATATAACAATTGTCTAAGGTGTAAAGTCTTTATTGAATTATTAAGGCTTTACACCTTTTTAATTTGCACAAAAAACAACATAAAAAGAAAGGCAGGTAATTATTATGTGTATAACAGTTAATGAAATGAATGAAACAATGGAGCAGATTCAGGAATGGAAAAGAATCAAGGAAGAAGCCGAAGACAATATTGCTATGCTGAATGTAAAAGTGATTGAATTCTTAAAAGAAACTGATGAATGTGAAACTGTAGACAAGAAGGGCAATCCAATTCGCAAGTTTGTTGGCAATATCTTCAAAGCAACTCTTTCTAAGGGGGAGAGAGAAACGGTAGACAAGGCAGAGGTCAAAAAACTTCTTAGTGATGAAGATTATCAGAAAGTAAGCAAGATAAGTACATATTCAGTCTTAAGAATCAGCTAAATAGAAGTGGTCACAGCCACTATAAATAGGGCTTTAAGCGCTGTGAGCGTTCCCACTCTTTAAAGGGTGGGAGATAGTCAAATATAAAGGAGGTACACACCATGAATAAAGAATTAACATTACTTGATAGAATTGAAGAGATAAGACAGAAGGCGGCAGAGAATCCCCAAAACTATCCAGTTGATTATGCTATTCGGTTGATATCGGCATTAGTAGCAGAGCATGTGGGATATACAGACCGTAACGAGTGGACGGACGCATTAAAAAAGCATCCAGAAAGCAAATATGCAGCAAGATTATCTGAAAATAAATTCCATATTTAAAGGAGGTTGTCACATGCACAAACAAACAAATCAATTTGCAGTAGTAACAGAAAACAATGTAGTTAAGCAGATAGGCAGAAGTATAATTTTACAGCCTAAAACCAATTTTAAAGGCGGTTCTATAAAATGGCTGGAAGACAAGCCTAAGCAGAAAAACAACTAATCAAAAGTGGGCGAATGGTTTTTGTAGGGTTCGATTCCCTGCACGTCCAATAGCTAATTAGCAGGTAACAATTAAATTTACATAATGAAAGGCAGGTACAGACTATGAGAAATGAAGCATCAGCAACATTACAGTCAGATATATTAGAAGCCTATTATGCCGATAACGCAAAGAAGCTCCATAAGACAGTGAACAGGATATTGTCTAGGTTTGGAGGATTGTCAGATAAAGATATGGATGATTTCTATTCCTTGGCTAATGAGGTCTTTGTGGATGCCATGAGAAGATATGATTATATACAGTCCTTTGATGGATTCCTGTATTCTTGTCTGTCAAATAAGATCATGTCAGAGATCTCAAGGAGGAACCGTGAAAAGCGTAAAGCGGATAGGATGGCTGTATCATTAGATGCAACAAATGAAAATGATGAGAAATATAATCTGCTGAACCTTATACCATCCAGTTTCGATACATTTGAGGAAGCAGTCAAGAGACAGGACAGGGAAAAGTTCCAGGATAAAGTACAATTCTATATTTCAAAGCTGTCAAATCAGCAGGTAAACATCTTGAATCTGCTCATTGATGGTTATAAACCTCATGAGATAAGGCAGATATTAGATATTTCTTCAAAGGAATATACGGATAATTTGCAGATTATGAGAAGCTATGAGAATGTAAAAATTTTATTTTAGGGAGGAAAAAATTATGAAGATTAGAAAACAGACTTATTCTTTAGACCAGTATTTGAAGCTGATGAAAAATGAAACAATCCGCACTGACCAGGAGTGCCAGAGGTTATCAGGGCAGTGGAACAATAACATGGTCAATGAACTGATTGCAACAGTGCTGACAGATAATTACATTCCACCTATTATTTTAGGAGAAGAAACCGTAAACGGAATCACAAGGCAGTGGATTATTGACGGATTACAGCGTTCTAGCTCACTTTCATTGTTCAGGTATGGCAACACCAGAATCACAAAGACCGTAGAGGAAAATTTGATCACATACCAGCGGAAAGTATTAGATGAAAGCGGAAATCCTAAGAGAGACGCAAAGGGAGAAATTATTTGGGAAACCGCAGCATGTGATATCCGCAGTAAGACCTATAATCAACTGCCGGAAGAACTTAAAGACAGGTTTGACGGATATCAGATAGAAGTTGTAATAAATCAGGATTGTGATACAGCAGAAATTTCTAAGCTGGTGCGAAAATTTAACAATCATACAGCTATGAATACAAATCAGAAAGCATTCACATATATAGATAATTTCGCAGCAGATATAAGACGTGTAACGGAAAACAAATTCTTTTTGAATATATATTCAGGCACTGCAAGAGCCAGAATAAACGGAACTTTTGAGCGGATTATAGCGGATATGGTTCTGCTCTGCAATTATCCTGACGAATACCGTAAAGAATCAAAGAAAAATTTTGAATGGCTGAATGAAAATTCAAATATTTATGACTTTGAAAGCCTTGATAAATTGCTTACAAAGCTGACTGATTCACTGGAAATTACGAAAGAAATTAAAGCATTGTTTGATGTTAAACATGCACATATTCTTATTGCTGTATTTAAGGCTTTTGTTGAATCAGGGCATGAATATAAATCGTTTGGAAATTTCCTTGACTGGTTTGTAAATGACGGAAATAAAACTGTGATTGACGGAAAAAACTGGGAAGATTTAAACGGTGCAACACATTCAACACGAGATAAAAATATTGTACTTGGAAAACTTCATTATCTAATGGCATTGACAAGACAGTATTTTGAAAAAACCAGAAAAGCAGCATAAGCAAAAGGGAGGGGCAACTCTCCCAGCTTTAAAAGAAATGAGGGAAAAACTATGTATACAGTATCAGACATTATTACAGATATAAACAGAGGCTGCATGGCTAACAATATGGTTGAAGATATGTTTTCATACAGAATTATTTTTTTCGTAAATGACGAAAACAAGGGGTCAAAACATTACATAGACACAATTTATGGTGATTTGCGGAAATCATTGGAAAGCATTGTCAGGAACTATCTTTCATTGACAAATAATATTGTAATAGCGCAGACAACAGTTTTAAATAACGGAAAGTGTGTCTGTCTGCAGAGCAAATCATATTCATTTAGTTTAGATGAATACTTTAAACAGATTGGTGGAGGAAGCAGAAGCAACAGAAACGAAAATATTATATGTGGAAGACATGCAGTAAACAGCCAGTTTGCTAATTAACAGGGAAGATTGAGAAATAAATTAAAAGAGGAAATCACGACTTATACAGTATGAAAAGGATTTTATGCGTGCTGTATAAACAAAGGCAATAAATGATGTATGCCGGTTGTTACAATGCCAGCCGCAAGACTTGACAGATTGTAAAGTTAACTTGAAACGGAATTGTCATATGAAAATAGATTTGGAAATAGAAATAATTAAAAAGAGCCACTTGCAAAGCAGGCAGCCCTAGTGTATAATCTAATCAGAAAGGTTATCGGAATTGAATTTTCCGATTGCCCTCAGTATTGATTAAACTATAAAGAATAGCATCCACACTTTAGGCGGTAGGGATGCTATTTCTTTTTATGTCCGTCTATGTAAGTCAATGCCGAAAAAACAACAAGCAATAATGTAAGAACTTCCATTATACTCACAGGGCATCACCCTCTTTCGTAAGACTAGAGGGCATCTAATATCAGAAAATCGCATCCTGATTTCTTTTCAATTATACAATTCTATTGTAACATATGCAGAACTTATGTTCAATCAAAAAGGTGTAAATCTACTATATTATTATAGAAGAAACACCTCCTGTTTTATTACTTTCAGGCAGATACGTTACTAATGGAAAATATACAATATTCACTCCGAAAATTGAGTAAATTATTTTTTCAAAATAACATAAATTTGTTTGAGTTTTTCTGACTGATGTATATAGAAAACAATCAAAAACTCAAAAAAGATGTAGAAATATATATCAGAAAAAACTCAAAAAAGATTCTTGGAGGATATGCGTATGGAAAAGATGATAGAAGAATTCAAGAGGAAAATGTATCTTGATGGAAAGTCGGAGAGGACAATAGAAGTCTATGGAAATTCTGTAAAAGAATTTTTCAGGTGGTTTTATGACAGCTATGGAAATGTAGAGTTTAAGAAACTGTACAGGGAAAATATTCTGGAATACAAAAGCTATTTGAAGAACGTTAAAAAGTCGATTCATTCCGGTAATAACTTATGCCCTAAGTCCATTAACTCAAAACTTTCTGCCCTAATCTGTTTTAATGAGTTAATGGAGCCTGACAATATTGTTGTATCAAAAAGGGATTTAATAAAGATACAAACGGAAACTGTAAGTCCTGCGACGATAACCAAAAAAGAAGTAGAGGAATTCCGACAGGCAGTATTACAATCTGAAGGCTGCACTGCACGACGAAATTTTGCAATCGTGACAATACTTGCTTATGCCGGACTTAGAATTTCAGAATGTCTTAATTTGCGGAAATCTGATATATGCCTGGAATCTAACCAATTAAAGGTTGCTAATGGGAAAGGAGGGAAAGCAAGAATTGTAATTGTGAATAGCAGGATTGTTTCGGCTGTACGTGAGTACCAGAAAACAGATCATACAGAATCAGAGTGGTTATTTCATAACAGCAGGGGAGAAAGATTAAACCAGACAACAATAAACAGAGTATTTAAATTGTGCTGTCCGAAAGAATATAATATTACACCACACACACTAAGACATTTTTATGCAATTAATGCCGTATCAAGTGGAATTTTTACTATTCCTGAGATTGCTAATCAGATGGGACATTCCAGCATCAAAACAACAATGCAGTATATGAATCCTAATTTAGAGGAAATAAAAAGGAAAGTTGAGCAGCTTTAATGTTGCGAATAATTTTTCAAAATTTAGAGAAATAATAATATGTAAAGGAAAACTATGAAACGGAGGTAACAATTAATGGATGAATTAATGAAAAATGATGCGTTTTGTACAGGTGTAGCGGTTGGAATCAATCTTCACCAGCAAAAAGTAATTATGGCATCTGAGAGGAAAGAGCCTATAAAGATTGGAGAACAAATATATTATGTGCAAAATGGCAGAGAACGTCTAAAAGAAATGATTGAAAAAATTTGTGAATGAGGAAGGACTATGAATAAAGATACTGGAAAGCAGAAAATAGAATCACGGAAAAAAATTTACGACTTTCTCATTAAATTTATTACTGAGAATGGATATGCTCCAAGTGTAAGAGAAATTTGCAAAGCAGTTGGAATAAATTCTACATCAATAGTGCATCATCATTTATTGGTGCTTGAGGATATGGGAAAGATTGAAATGAAGCAGAGCCAGCCAAGGGCTATTAAAGTTGTTGGTTATGAATTTAGGAAAGTGGAGGAATGAAAATGATTAAAATTGTAAAAGCAGATAAGTATTCTCATTGTTCTTCTTGCGGAAAGGCAAATGAATATTTTTATATTAATGCATTACACCTGATGTTGCTAAAATTTATAAGATGAAATTTAGCATAAACGATTCAAAGCAGGTTTATTCTTTTGGATTTTGTAGGGAATGTTTAACTGAATTAAAGAAAGAAATCAAACGGATTATAAAGTAGAGAAGCGGAGGAAGATAAACAATGGCAGAAACAATTAAATTATGTAAGTGTGGTACAAGCCCTAAGATAATATCAAATGTGGATAGTTTCTTTAAAGCATATACAATTATTTGTCCTAAATGTGGGAATAAGAAAGCCGGTGCAACAATAGATAAAGAGACAAAGAAGTGGAATAGGAAATGATGGAGGAATCAGCATGAAAGTAGAATTAAATATATGTCCTTATTGTAAAGGAATTGCTAAAGGGCATATTAAAACAGTAGAATCATTCAGGAAGATACATAATTATTATGTAGCATGTACAGAGTGTGGAGCATCTACAGAACGGTATAATACAGAATTTGCAATGCTTCAAGGTAGAGGGTTCCATGTACTTACCCCAAAAGAAGCGATTAAGAAGTCGGTATATGATTGGAATAATGGAATATTTGACATACAAACAAGGCTACTACATATGACAGAACAGGAAAAAATATTGTGGTATGCAGCAGATTTGTTAAAGGTTGCATGGTATGGCGCAAATGTTCTGATAGGATCATCAAGATGGGAAACATCATGGAAGTTAAGGGGGATTGCAGAGGAACGAAAATTATTAAGGATGAACAGTGGAAAAAATTATGATATGGAAGACGTTGCAAATGAATTACTGCATGATGATACAGTAAGATGTATTGTATGCAGTTATCTTGAAGAAATAGGTGAATTGTAAGAGGAGGGATAATAAATGTTTACAGTAGATAACAAATTTGAATTAAATCAGCAAGTATTTGTAATTAGGAAAGAACATAGAATGATTGAAAAGAAGGAAACCTGTGACATATGTTTAGGTAATGGAAGAATTACATACAAAGGGTATACATTAAGCTGTCCTAAGTGTCATGGGAAGAAGGAAATTGTTTTAGAATCGAATCGGGCAGATGTATTTTCCGTTGACAGTAATCCGCATACGATTACCAGTTTTCGATATTCTGTTACTAGACAAGGTAATATTCTCAAATACCGGATTGATGGAAATACTTTTGATGGCAAAAACATACCGGAAGATATGTTATGTGAAACATATGAAGAAGCAGAGAATATGTGTAGGGAATTAAATAAGAAAAAAATTTGCGTTCCTGATTCTATGGTAATCAAAGAGTTTGCTGATAAAATATTAGTCCGTCCAGCGGAAATAATTAGGTGGCTATTTTTGCGTGGTGAGACAGCTAATTTTAATTCGGAAATTTATTTTGAAGAAATGAAAGAATTTGCTGATCAATATGGATATATTTGTGAGAAGGTGATGTAAAATGTATAAATATAGAATTAATGAAAAAATTTCTGCATCGGAAGATTGTATTTATGTACAAGGTAAACCAAATAAATATGATTGTCCTATTTGTGGAAGAAAAGGCATTATAGAAGCAAAATTTGGAAAATAATTATGGAAGGAGTATTAAGGAAATGGACAAGCATAATTTTATTCTAAATAGTGTATTTCAGAAAAATTCAAGGGAGTATCAAACAAGACCAGTAAGGGCAGCACGATATAGACCAGGAATGGAAAACGGTTTTATGGTGTATTTCACAAATAAACCAACTAAAGAAAAAGATTCTATGACACATGAGGGTGTAAAATTCTTTTCTACGGAATCTGAAGCATGGAACTATATTAATGCTGATAACAAGCAGTACATAAGAGAAAAGGGGGAATTGGTAGAGGTTACAGTTGAATATGATCCACCAAGACCGGTTTTGCATAGAAAAGATGCTGATGCAATAAATAAAGATGGTATACATTTTTGTTTTGGCGAGTATGCGTTTGTGTCTGATGAATCGGAAGATTTTGAGTTTTACATATTGGAGTGCGGCTGTTGGATTATTCAGGAAATAGAAGATGGTAATATCCGTGTGTGGCACCCTGATGCAGAGGAAACGTTTTTTGGCAATGATAAGGATATTGTATATGAAATTGCCGGGAAAGATGAGTACATAAAGGTAGCAGTATGATATTTAATTGATTGTAGAAAGAGGTCATAGTTTCGGCTATGGCTTTTTTTAATACTTAATTCCTACTAAAATGCTAGGTTATTAACTTCGGTATTAACTTCGAGATTTAAGCAAAGCAAAATTAAAACCTACTAATATAGTAGGAATTAAAAGTATTTATAGATATGAAGCGACTGATTGATAAATTTGTGTGTTTCATTTTATCGGTGTTCGGTAAACATTGACTTTTTGCTAGACAAGCCTTTAGAATCCTTTGTTTTTCAAGGATATTAAGGGCTTTTTGTTATTTGGAGCTATTTTGAAGGGTACTAAATGCGTTGATTTATAAGGGAGTTCGTGAAATGCTAGAAAAATCAAGGGATTGAGAGGTTTTAGTAAGGGATGTGCCGAAATGGAACTGCCAGGCAGCAGGTGCGGAAATGCTTGATTTTTAAAGGTTTTGGAGAATTTGGTAAATATGTACGCTTAATATTTTTAGTTCGACAGAAAAGAAGATAATTTGATTATTAAGGTAAATATTATGTAACTCATTATTCCTTCAACACTCCATATTTATTCTTTTGATATACAATATTATAATCTAATATTATTCTAGTATCAACAAAAATTGAAAAAATATTCCAAAAATATAATTAATTTGATTACAAAAGAAATAACGTATGTTAAAATATTTAATATATACAATAAATATATCTACGAGGGGAGAAATGTAAATATGAAAATTTTCATCAGTCATTCAAGTAAAGATGAAGAAATTGCAAAAAGTTTTAGTTATTTTTTAAAATATCTGTGTGTGGATATTGAGGTGTTTTGTTCATCTGTGTCGGGTTCAATAAATCAGGGCGAAGATTTTGTACAGTGTATAGAAAATGGTTTGAAAAATAGTGAAATATTTATTCCACTAATTAGTAAAAATTATATTGAAAGTAAATATTGTTTAATAGAATTAGGTTATGCCTATTCAAAATTTATTTCTCGCAGGAAAAAATATAATATATTACCTTTTTGTATTCCACCAATCAAACGGAATGAAGCATTATCAGGAACTCCTTTAAAAAATTTAGAAACCTCAGTATTAAATGATAAAAACGACATGGATAATTTTGTAAGGATTTTGATATCATACAAATTGATTCCTGAATCTTCAATTATGAATGCTAAAATTGTTGATTTTACAAATAAAGTAAATAATATTATTATGAGGTCAGAAGAACAAATTAAAAAGATACATGATGAATGTTATTCTGTTTCTTATGTAAAAACAAGGGAAGAGATTGATAGAAGACTAAATCCGCTTAATAATATGTTTACAGATGTCAGTTCATTGAATATTGTAACAGTTTCTGGAATTGAATTGCTTAATAGAAATGATGATAAAATAAGAAAGTTGTTAAAAGAAAATATCGAAATAAAATTAGTTATTTTGAAAGCTGGTACAGATGCATTTAATGAACATTTTTCAAATAAATTGGATAGTGAAAACAATTTAAAAAGTAATTCAGGAACAATTTGGAAAGGATGGATGGATGTTGCTAATAAATATGATAAACTTCTATTAAAATATACCAATATATGTATTCCATATAACATTTTATATGTGGAAAAGAATAATAAGGAGGAAAGTTTTATTAAGGTGGATTTATATTCTATTAATGCAGTTCCAAGACAAAGACCTTGCTTATATATCAGACCTACAGATGAGATGTATGATTATTTTGTGGAACAATTCAAGTTAATCTGGGAATGGGACGAAAAAACGAATTTAGATTAACAATAACGATTTGTGACTTAAAGAGGTTATTTTTCATGCTTGTTTATATTGCAAGCTTTAATTTTGCTGGAATATTAAATTTCCGGCAAAACATGAAACACTGGCAGCGACAAAATATCCAAAGTTCGGAAAGAGCCCTTAAAGACCTTATAGAATCTAATCTTCGTCAGAGAGTTCTCGGAAATACAAATCCAGTAAAACTCGGGAGATGTTTTGAATTTTTGAATAATTGGTATGGATTTAAGCATGGTGCTTCATCTTTTCAGGGGAATCAGCATATTGAGGTGAATGGAAAACTTTTCAACTCACCCAATAACACTGAACCTTCCACACAAAAAGAATTAGCAGAATCTTATGGAATTAGCCAACAGACAATGAATAATTATATGCGAATGGCAAGTATGATACCTGAATTAGAGGATGTTTAAAAACCAGTTGTGACCGGACACAGCACAAACAAGCTGTTTTTCACACTAAAATTACCAGAAAACCTTGAAAATTACACACTTTTTTATAGTGACCATATGTGAGCCTTGATTTTACTGGATTATCTGAAATCTCTCAATATATAACCTTCGATTCAGTGACCATAGAAAAATGCATATATTATAGAAGATGGGAGACAAGAGACTATGAAAAAAAATATCTTTGAGGATATTATGTCACCAGGTGTTGTATTATCAAATTGCGTTGAATTACCAGAATGTAGAAAGTATTATCCGGATTATCTGCAAGTAGATCAGATAATATATCTAACCATAGAGGATAAATTAAATCCTTCTAATTTACCAAGGAATGCAGCTCTTGTTTATAAAACAAATCTTTATATTACAGATGTTATTGGAAATATTGCCTATTTTGATTGTGATATGCAGCATATAAATAATGCTGGCAAAATAAGAATTCAACATAAAGAATACAAGTTTGTAGGAGGAAAGAGGGTAGACCATCCAGATATGGATGCCGGACATTTTGGGATTTCACTTGGTCAGCATCCAAGTATTGCAATGGAACAGCACAGGCACACCAATAGATATGGAGTATGGCGTAAATTTGAAATGGATTGGAATAAACTATCCAGAGAGGGACATGAAGTAAATGTGAAGGCTGTTTTTGTTGCTGACGAAGATGGGAGTACATTTTCACCTTTTTGGTGCATTAGAGAAACAATTGATAAAGATGTGATAAGTGAATATGTAATAACTAATGATGATTTGCAATAAGCATTTATTATTCTGTTTCACAAACTTTATGAGAGAAAACCAGCAACATTATAGAACAATTTACCTATCTCATAAAATATCAATTTCATTGACAAAATAAAACAACAGAATATCATTTATTAAAATAGAGCTATCAAAGTGCATCCGCATAGAGGTAGCTTTTATTTTTGTGAAAAGAGAACGGATGTTCGAAAAAACTATTGACAAGAACGTGTGTTCGATATATAATTACATTCAGGGAATAACACAAGAAAACCTATCAAACATTCTCAAACGGTGTTGGCGCACCTCGAATATTGACAGGTTTTCTCACACACAAACACAAATTCATTGTCCGAAAAGGACTAGAATTTGAACGAGCAGAAACGCTCATCTGTATTATTGCATATTTTCATTGTGATAGTCAAGCGTTTCTGCAAAAATTCCATTTTGTAAATATTACCATAAAATGATTTCAAAAGAGAGAAGTATATATTACTTCATATTATTTTATGCCTATATACAAAAAAATTTCTTATATGGGGAAGTGCATCTAAAATGTGTATCTAATAGGTAGGAAAACAAAAAGTAACATTATCAATGTAGAAGATTAAAGACAAAGGAGTGATTTTATTGAAGAAAAAATGGCAGATGAGAGAGTGTGACGGTTGTAAGATGTTCAATCCGGAATGCAGGCAAGGGGCATGTAGCCTTTATCCTTATAGGACAGGCTATAAACCCCAAAAAAATTTACCTTTAGCGGAAACGTCAGACACATCCTAATGCAATGTACTGACAGTGACAAAACAATATAAGGATAATGTCAAAGAAAGGAGTGGTATATGTGTATGAAATGAAGCGTAGGAAAGGTAATGGATATGTGACGCAAACATATGAACTTAATCGCTTGGACTACATAATTTTAGACACGCTATATGATGGTGACTTTAAAGATTATTACCATGCCATCACTATTACAGAAATAATGGAATTGAATAACGATTCTTTAAAAAGAATGACAGTGTACAAGAAATTACAAAAGCTAGTACAAGCAGAATATATCGGAAAGGGAATCATTGATAACCATAGCGACACTTATTATCTGCTCGAAAAAGGAATTAAAACAGTTGAAGGAGGAAAAAAATATGAGTTTGAAGAATGATGTATTGTTTTTGGGGTTAGGAAATTGCGGATGTAAACAGGCGAAAGTATTTCATGAAATGGGATATAAAGCTATGTTTGCAAATGGTAGCGAACAGGATTTGAAAATATTGGGTGACGTTCCTAATATTTATCGGTTAAAAAATTTTGATGGATTTGGAGGGCACAGAGAGCGAGCATTGGATTGTCTTGCGGAAAATGAAGAATTTGTTGAAGCCTTACAAAGCATAAAAGAAAAAATTGTATTTGTGCTTCATTCAACAGGTGGTTCAACAGGATCAGGGATTGCACCATATGGTGAGGAAGTATTGACAGAAAATAAAGATGAAGAGGGTAATCCAGAAAAAATAGTGTGTCCAGTGCCTACACTTCCATCTTTTGATGAACCTATCGGCAAAAAGAAAAGTGCATATAAAGCTATGTTGGATATACAGGAAATGAAAGATGTGTTAGGTGCGACTTTCTTTATCAATAATAACGCTGCTAAAGATTATGACCGTATCAATAGTAATTTTGCAAAGATGTTAGACAGTTTTATTACCAATGATTCATATGGAAAGCTGAATAACTTTGATGAATCAGAAAAGATTGAAATGTTACGTCAATCAGGTGCAACAGTCTTAGGATTATTTGGCAAAGAACATGATAAGGCGTTCATGTTGGAACGGTTGACAAAGAATGGTATCTTTGCACCCATAGAGATTAACAAAATTTGTGGAGATATTGCAGTTGTTCATAGCGGAGTTGATGATTCTGATATAGCAGTAGAGAATGTTATAGCTGAATTTGGAAAACCATTCAATATTTTTGAAGGGTATAACAATGGAAATTCCACATTGATATGTGTAAATGGTCTTGATTATCCAGTGACGCATATCAAACAGTTGGGAGAGTTGGCGCAAAAGGCATTTGATGAACGTAACAGAAACAGAAAGAGTGTTGAAAAGTTATATGATTTGGATTTTATGGAAGAAAAAGCACCAAAAACAATGCCAAAAAAGAAAACTTCAACAAAATTGGATTTGTTGCGTATGCGTATGAAGAAATGATAAGAAAATGTCAGAGAAATGTCAGAGCAATATCAAAGTAATACCTATAAAATGTGTTGAATATTTCAAGTAAATATTGGTGGGTGGTGACTTGCCGCTCACTTTTGAAAATGATTGGAGGAATTAATATATGGAGCTAACAAGGTCAGATTGCGTTATCTTAGATTTTTTAAAGAAGAATGACTACACAAATCAATTCAGGAGTGCAACATTACAAGAGATTATGCAGATTACGAAGAATTCAAGACCAACAACATACCGTAAGATGATGAATTTGTTTAATTCAAAATATGTTGGGAAAGGATGCAAAGCAATCAATGCAGATACATTTTACTTGCTTGAAAAGGGGAATAAAATTGTGGAGAATAAGGAGCCATGTATTCCAATACAACAAGCGAAGAACAGAAATTCAATATCATATGATAACAATTCAGTACGAAACAAGCTGATTGAAATTATGGAACATGGCTTATTGCTGAAAGCAATTGCTGTAAATGCAGGACTTAGCGAAAGCGAACTGTCACGTTTCAAAAACGGAATAGATTCATTAAAACAATCAGATGTGAAACTTCTGGCAGAATACCTAAATGCAACGGTTATCCCTATATGGACTGCCACAAAAAAATCTGAAAAGAGGATGCTGAAAAGAGGGAATGAAGGTTCAGAAAATAGAAAAAGTTATAGAGACTTGCTGTTTTAAAGAGGAAAATAATACACAGTAAATAATATGGGTGGGATTTTCCGTCCAATCCAACACATAAAAGAAAAGGAGATAAGCAGTTATGAACAAAAAAGAGCCAACAAGAGAAGACGCAAGACAAATCCTAAAAAATGGAATTTGTGATATGAGTGTTGCACGACTTATTCAGATGTCACAATTTGGTCTTATGGGAAACATTACTTTATCAAATGAATTGGTATTAGCGAATAATGTGTTTAATCATATCAATTATGACCAGGAAAGCAATGTTATTACATTTTCGGTTAGAGAATCACAAACCTATTATGGTGCAATATCATTTTCAATAGATGCCATTACGGATATTTCTGGATGTGAAGATGAAGAGAATCCAGAGGAATATCTGAATGTCAGTATCAAATTGAAAGGTGACATGACTATTAACATTAAAATTTTGTATTAAAGCAAAATAATTAATGTAGAAGTAGTAACTATAGGGCGGTATCGTTCAGGTACTGCCTTGTAAATAAAAAAAGATATGAGAAAAGGAGATCTAAAGATTATGAACAAAGGAACAGTAAAATGGTTTAACACACAAAAAGGCTATGGATTCTTGATAGATTCCGAAACCAAGGAAGAACTTTTTATCCATTACTCACAGATTCAGATGGATGGATTTAAGTCACTGAATGAGGATGATATTGTCGTGTATAATCTTGGAGCCGGTAAGGATGGCAAAGAGCAAGCAATAAACGTACAGCCATTTCTTACGCTGAAAATGATTGAGGATTCTTTAAAAAAAGAAAAGTTGTATGTGAAGACAAAGAAAGATGGTTATGGACAAAAGGCTTATATGGTAGTTGATCAAAACAGTGTGATTCAAGCAGGCGAACAGGGTATGACATTCATGGAATTAGCTGCATTTGCCGGATTTGATACAGACGGATTAGGAGAAAATAAAGGAGAAATGAATATTATGCACAGAGAACAAGTTATTGAAAAGATTGCGGAAAAATACAGACAGTACGGTATTGAGAAAGCATTGGTAGAACAGATTTATGATATGGCAATTAAGTTTGGAGTGTCAGAAGAACCTATTTATTCTGGTATGAAACTGATTATCAATAACACATTAGGTATTAACAATTCAGAGGTTATAAAAGAAGTCGGCGAAGCATTTAAAGACTGTGCGGTGAATGATACTAGAAAATCAAATCCGACAGCTTCAGATAAAGTAATTGCTAAAAACATGAAAGAAGAGTTGGAAGACAATTTTGACTGGAAAGCATTAGAATTACCGGTTGAGATTACAAATGCAATTAAGGAAGCATCAGAGAAGTTTATTGAGAAGAATGCAGAATAAATGATACAGGGCGGTATATCCCAATATGCCGCCTATAACAGGAAAAGGAGATTTTAGATGAAAGCAAAAGAAGCTGAGAATATTGAAGTAGGGGATATTTACTACAAACAATCAAGATATGACTGCAAGTCATGTTACAGAGTAAAGGTTGTAGAAATATTAAGTGATACAGTAGTCTTGGTAGAAGGAATGTCAAGGAGAAAAAAGGGAAGAAAGCAGGTGTCTAAACCTTTTAAAACCTACATTTCAACTTTGCATACAACCCCTTCAGAAGCCACTGGTGGGAACAGAAAGAGCTATAGAAAGAAAAAAAGATGAATATTTCTATGTTAATTGTGTGATTCAGGATGGTAAATAAAAGGAAAATAAGGTAAATGGGAGGTGGTGCTTATGGATTGGTGATAGGCAGTTGAAATAATGAAAATTACAAGGAGGTAAACAGATTTATGAGCATAGGTGGTTAATGATTAAAAGGTAATGTAAAAGAGAAGTTTTAAGTGGCGAGTGGGATTTTCTGCTTGCCACTATGAAGATTGGAGGAATGAGTTAATGAAAGGATTTGAAATATCACCAGATTGTATGCTTGAAAAATCATCAAGAGCAATTGCAAAAGAGTTGATGGGAGGTTCTTTTGTTATTGGTTGCGATTATAAAAATAAGCAGTTAGTTTTGGAGAATGTTTTCCATTATACGTCTAGTCAAAGAAGAGTAGAGATTTACACATTATTTCCTGATGAGCATAATGAAAAACGTCAACTAAAGCTTGAGACTGCGTTTGTATTGTTGAATAGTAAGAGCATTTTTAAAGATATTATAGATATTTTGAATATGGGACTGAATGAATATGACTTATTTGTTATTGACAAGTATAAAAATCTATATACAGAGACTGTTTATGACAAATATGGTGGAAGTATGAAATTAGCATAAAGGTAAGGGGGAATGAGCTATTATAAGTAGAAAACGAGGAATTAAAAATACAGATATGCCTATGTATACTGTAAGATCATTAGAATTAATGAATTGGTTGTGCCATAGGGGATTTACCGTAATGAAAGTATTAGATAGCGACAAAAATTCACAATTTAAAATTTTCTTATTTCAAGATTCAAAGGAAATTAGAAATGGCGGTTGACAGCTATCTTTCAGAACGGGAGGTGTAATCCTTATTGGCAAACAGTAGCAAAGTTTGGGTATCCGATATTATCGGAGAAGATTTTAAAGAATGGTTTGGCAGAATTATTTTACTGGCATGTGGAACAGGTAGAGGAAAAACAACTTTTGCATTAGGTACATATTGTAAGTTCCTTTTGGCAGAAGGAAAATCTGTTATTTATTTGTGTAATCGGGCGACTTTGAAAGAACAGATTCGATATGATATTAACAGATATGGAATAAAGGATATTACTTGTATATCGTATCAAAAGTTTACTCAAATGCTTATAAGTGGTGATAGTATACCGGAATTTGATGTGTATATATGTGATGAAGCACATTATTTTCTTTCTGATTCAGAGTTTAATTTGTATACAGATATCATTTATGAATATTTGATTAATAGAAGCCATGATAAAACTTTGTTGTTTATGACGGCTACATATAGAAATATTTTTAATAAAATAGAACGAGATATAAAAGAACAGTCAAGGCAAAAAGCAATTAAATATTTTTTGCCAACTGATTATAGCTATGTAAACAAAATATGTTGGTTCAGAAATGGAGATTTATATGGAATCATAGATGATTTGTTGAAGAATACAGATGATAAAATTATGTATTTCTGCAATAGTATTACTAAAATGAGGAAACTATATAACCATTATTCACCAACAAAAGGACATAATTGTGATGAAGATGAAAACGTGATACATGAAACAAAAATCCAGTATATGAATTTTTATTGTAGCGATACTCCCAATAACAAAGGTATTAATTTTGTAAAGAAGTATTGCTCAAAGGATATTATTTATAGAAATCATAATTCAGGTGGCTATTCATTCAATAATAGATTATTGATAACGACAAAGGTTTTAGATAATGGAGTGGATTTTAACGACAAAAATATAAAACATATAATCTGTGATATTTTTGATCTTGAAAGTGCAATTCAGTGTTTGGGAAGAAAACGTATTATAGATGAAAATGATACCTGTACATTTTATGTAAGAGATTATCAGAGTTATGAATTGAACTTATTTTATAAAAAGGTTGTCGAACAGTTAGAACCTGTGTTATTGCTCAAGAATAATAGGGCAGAGTGGATCAGTAAATACGGAAAAGATAGAGAATATAAGGATTATACAATATTTTTTGATTTTGATTATACGCATGATTGGAAAATTAATAAATTACGGTTTGAAAAATTATTATCAGATGAAGCGTTAATATTAGATATGAAAGAAAAACGTACAAGTTATAGGGACGAAATCATTAAATATTTAGGTAAAACTGTTGCTGATAAAAGTATTGATATGGCAGATGTAACACAAGAAAGAGTCCAGGATATTATTGAAATCTATCTGAAGAATAATGTCAATAGAAAATTGTCTAAAGATGAACAAGGGCAATTTGCAAATATATGTGATATTAGAGATAGGTTTAATCGTCAGCAAACATCAATAGGGCAGATAAAAAATATCTGGAAGTTAATTATGGATTTACGGTAGTAAGTAAGCAGTATAAAGAGAAGAAAAAATATATAAGATATTGGATTATTAGAAAAATTGATAATACAAAAAATCAGGTATCTATTAGACCTCCGTAAAAAGGAGTGGTTGTTAAAATGTGCAAAACCTTACTATATAGAGAAATTGCAGATTTTGACAACCTTATCAAAAGTAGATTTTTCAAAAAATGCCCATTTTACAAGGGTTTCAGAGAAAAAGTGTTAAAGAAAATAGAAGTAAAAAAGAGGATTCAAATACAAAAATATAATTATTGGACAGACTGGCATATTGCAAGCCGCCGCTTTTTGGCGGTGAAGCAATGTGTCAGGATGCTCCAATAATAATCACGGACTAAGGACAGCTATGCTGGACTTAGGCTGTGCCTACCGTCGGAGACATACAAAAGGAGTTTAAATATTATGACAAAACAGGATAAAGAGAATTTGAAGGATAAGAGATTAACGGATTCATTGCTTATTAGTTGTCTTGCTACATGTGAATCTGTTATAAGCAAAAATGCTTACTTAGAAAAGAAATGAAGTGGATATTGCGAAAATAGAGATTATGGTGGATATTATGCTGCTCGTATGGAATGGACAAGATACAGGGAAAAGTTACGTTCTCTGTTACTGCCAATTTATCCTATGAAGATGATTATTCAACATACTAAAGGATGTAAAGATAAAGCAACACAAAAGGAAGTAAAAGAAGTGATTGAATTAGTGGAAAATAATAATTATGAATTAGTGTAGTCTCTGACAGTAGGCAGCCACCGCAAAAGCGGCGGTGACTGATTAGTTCGCAATCGGAGATTGCTCACTTTTTACTATTTTTGAATAAAAGAGAAATCTGCAAATTTTACGAGAGAAAAGAGAAGTTAATTATATGGTCAATCAGTCTGATTGATAAAGAGAATTATTAGGGTATTCCTTATCTCTGCCATTAAATTGTAAAGGAGATAAAGTATTTATGGCAAATAAGCAAGAAAGATGTTTCCTATGTGGAAAAGTAAAGTCAGAAGTAAATCAGTTGTTAAAGGGCAGATTTGGGTATGTTTGTGATGCATGTGTACATGAAGCATATAAGATATTAAGTGATGAAGAAGAGGAAGAAATTTCCTACAATGTACAGCTGGCAACTCCGTCACAGATTAAGGCACATCTGGATCAATATGTTATTGGTCAGGATGAAGCAAAAAGGACTTTAGCAGTTGCAGTTTATAACCACTATAAAAGATTGAAACAGGATAAAGAATCAGATGTTGAGATACAGAAGAGCAATGTATTGATGATTGGCTCTACTGGTTCTGGTAAGACATATTTAGCACAAAGTTTAGCAAAGTTTTTGGGAGTTCCATTTGCTATTGCAGATGCTACAACATTGACTGAAGCTGGTTATGTTGGAGAGGATGTTGAAAATATCCTTTTGACATTATTACAGAACGCAGATTTTGATATTAAGTTAGCTGAAAAGGGAATTGTCTATATTGATGAAATAGATAAACTGGCACGTAAGGGTGAGAATACTTCCATTACAAGGGATGTATCTGGAGAGGGTGTTCAACAGGCGTTATTAAAGATTATAGAAGGTACTGTATCAAGAGTTCCTTTGTCTGGTGGTCGTAAGCATCCACAAGCTGAATGTGTAAATATTGATACAAGTAATATTTTGTTTATTTGTGGAGGGGCTTTTGACGGTTTGGAGAAGATTATACATAAGGAAGCAGATAGTAAACCTATTGGCTTTAATGCTGATATTCAGAAATCAAATGAAAAAGTTTTTAATTTGACAGACGTGCAGCAACATGATTTGGTGAAATATGGGTTATGCCCTGAATTAATTGGCAGATTACCTATTATAACAACATTGAAGCCATTATCTGAATATGATCTTGTCAAAATCCTTACAGAGCCGAAAAATGCACTCACAAAGCAGTATCAAGAATTATTGTCTATGGATGGTGTAAAGTTAGAGTTTGAAGAATTAGCTTTAAAGAGAATAGCGGAACTTGCCTTTAAAAAAGAAATTGGTGCACGAGGCTTACGCAGCATAATTGAAAAAGCAATGCAAAAGGTTATGTTTGATATTCCTGATATGACGGATGCAAAAAAGTTATTATTACTGCTGATGTTGTAGACGGAAAATCAGACGCTATTGTATATGGGGAATTTAATAAAAAGATAGCGTAAAGGATGGTGAGTGGATGGATAAAACATATAAGACATCAATAATATCAGACTATTTTGTAGAAGATGAACTTGTAAAAAGAATTGGGTTATCTAGGTCGTATTGGGATGAAGTTATTATTAAGGAATTGATAGATAATGCCCTTGATTCGATTGAACCATTACCAGAAAAAAGTGTAAATATTTGTTGTGGTATCAGCGGAATTAGTATTTTTGATAATGGTAATGGCATTTCAAAAGAGACAGTCAAAAATATATATGATTTCAATTATTATGTGAGTAAAAACAGACATTTTGTAACTGCTTCAAGAGGAAAGCAGGGAAACGGACTAAAAACCATTATTAGTATCTGCTTTATTAACAAATGGCGGTTATTATGGCACACGAACGACAGTGTAATATTAGAAGCTATGATTGATGCAGATAGAGCAAAAGATGGTGATATAGATGTTGAATTTAAAGAGATTGGTACAACAGATAAACGAGGTGTAGAGATTATGGGATTTACACCTCACAATGACAGCTACTACAAAAATTATCTTTATTATTATGGTGTATGTAATCCTGATGTTACGTTCTGCCTTAATTATTTTGCAATGAAATATCAGAAGAAAGCCGCAACAGAACCAGTAGACAAGTCTAAGAATATATCATTATCTTTTTATGATTATGATAATTATAAGCGGTTTATAAGAGATACACAGGACGGAAATATAACCTATAAGCAGTTTTTAGGAGAATATTTTGGTACAAGAATTAAAAATGCAAGTCAAATTAAATGCAAAATAAAAGATATTGATTTTGGCAGTGACGAGTTTATAAAAGATTTTTTGAATTTAAAGGATTCTCAACAGTCTAAGAAATACACACTGCTGAAAAATCAGACAATCGGTTTAGAAAATGTCATTAATACTAATATGATTATAGAAGATGTAGATTCTGATATTGGATTAAATGACAGAGTTATTCCGTGTATTATAGAGTTTTCAGTACATAAGAATACATTCAAGAATGATTCTGATAAGAAATCTACTGTTGATATTGAGTGCTATGTAAATAATACCATTACCTATAAGGATGGTTGGAGTATTAGTTTTAGTGGTGGGTATTACAAGATTGGCAACAAGACAAAATATGCAACAAATTTGTATGAACTGCTTGTTGATTATAACAATTTTTCGTTTACATTCCATATCATATCGCCATATCTGCGTTTTTTGGATGCTGGAAAAACAGAAATAGATATTAGCAGTTTCTTTAATGAGTTACTTGAAAAACTGAATAAAGCCATTGCAAAAGAAAACCGTGCATTCAGTTCTGAAAATAAGAAGCCTAACAACAGAGCAGTTATGCGTAAATATGTTACAGACGCTTTTAATTTAGCAAGTAATAATGGTAAATATGCTGTTACAGCAAGACAGATATGGTACAAGCTGAGAGAGATTGCACCTATTGCTGAATCAAAAAACACATATAGCGATTTTACACAAAATATCCTGACTGAATGGATAGACGAAAATCCAGAATGTGAAGATAAGGTGAATTTCAGCGATAGAGGGAATTTTTATGTTGATGGTTCACAAATAGGTTTAGGAACTGCAAATGTAAGAAGCTTCATAAATACTCTTGGCAGCTCAAGTAATACATTTAACTGCTATGGTGGAATTAGCAATACTATGCATATTGAAGCAAATTTTGACCTGGAATATAAGTATGATAAAGTTTTATACATTGAAAAGACCGGATTTGATGCAATATTTAAGGCAGAAAAGGTCGGAGAAAAATACAACATGATTATTGTGTCTGGCCAGGGATTCTCTACAAGAGCAGCCAAAACATTATTGTATGAAGTCCATAGGAGAGGATTGAAATTATATTGCCTGCATGATTTGGATATATCTGGTGTATTTATTTTCGATTCATTCAAAAATGTAAATGCAAAATTCAAGTATGAAATTCCTATTGAAGATTTAGGTGTAACATTTGAAGATGTGGAAAGATATGGTATAGAACCTGAAAGAGTGGATATTAAGAAGGAAGATACAAATAAACTCCAATCTCTGCCATATAAGTATCAAAGATTTTTTGATGGTGGAGATAAATATAAGAGGGTAGAGTTAAATGCTTTTACAACGGAACAGATGCTTGAAATATTGGAGAGAAAATTATCTTCTATAAATAATCTTCCTACGATTAATTTGGAAGAATCACTCAATATAGACCACAATGCAATAAAGCAAGCTGCATTTATGCGTGTGATGGCAGATAGATATAAAAATCAGTTGGATAATATTCATGTGCCGATTGATTTATCTGTCTACAACGGAAGATACACAGTAGCAATGGCAAAGAAAGAAATTCCAAAAATTGAAAAGCAGCTTATTTCGCAGTATGAATGTGAGATAGAGCAAAAACTTAACATTTCATAATTAAGGGTAACTTGTTGTACAAAGATTTGAAAAATGTTAAGTATTTAAATGGAGAATAGTATATGAGCGAAAATTTTACAGTAATTAAACCAACAGATGAAGACAAACTGAAACAAATGGATTATATTTATAAAATTGCCAAATTAAATGAAGTATGGGAAAGATACTTTTTTGATATGGTCATGAAATACACAAAAGAGTATGGAACTTTATATAAACTGTCACAAGATAAATTGGCGAAAGTTGGATTGGCTGGCATTAAATATATTTGTTCTTGTCGTGATGTTTCAAGAGAGAATATAAAGTTAGGTGTAGACGAACCTAAAACATTGAAGGAAAACCAATATCGTTTTCAGTTGATAGATAATATATTTGGTGTTTTAGGCTGCCTTACATTGAGGAATTTTGTAAATACATTTCCTATAGATAAAACCTATGACGGTGAGAAATGGCAGTGCAAGGATTATTTTTCCACAATGGAAGTTTTATCTAATATGGATTGGGATAAGCCAATAGGCAGAAATGAATTATCAGAACTGTTATGGGATTATGAGAATACTGATTTGAGACATGCTTACATTGAGTTTACTACTGCTATGAGTGCGATATATCGGGCACAGACTGGTAAGGGTATAGCGGAGCAGTTTTGTGAAGATCATTGAATTGGGACATATACGGTTGATAGGGAGGAATTATGAAGAATAACCAGACAGGCGATATTGTGAAACCGAAAAAGGCAAGTTATTTACATATTGTGAAGTGACTTTGCAATAGCCATTAAAAGTTAATAAAAATGTGCCTTTGAGTGTGGGAGCTCAAAGGCACTGGAATGTGGTTGGTGGTAATGGATTAGGACTTTTATTAAAAATAAAAATACCCAAACAATATGTTCAGGTATTTGAAGTATCATTTTTGTTATTATTTGTTTCATAATCAAATTCAGTATACAAATTTTTTGATATACTAAATTTGAAATGAATTTTTTGATTATTAGTTATACTATTTCTATTCTGTTTTTTCTTTTTATTACAAAACAGAAGTATTAATAATATCACTAACAATACAAAAACAAAAAAAGAAATAAGTATAAACATAATAATCATCCTTTCTTAAAATTTTACATTGATTAAATAAACATCAATGTAAGGATGATTATTCTTAAATATATTGTAGTTTTCTAAAAAATTAAAGTCAAGTAATTTTCACTAAGTTAATGTAATTCAATTGATTTTTGTTAAGAACTACCAATAGTTTAAGAAAAAATGCAATAAAATTTGGCTGTAATTATATATTATAATTGTTGACATTTTGTGATTCGGCATTTATTTCTGATTGTTGTTAGAACATTAATGCGCTACTTCATGTAATAAAACAACAATATAACAATTAATATAGAACAATAGAAGATAGGATTTAAGCAGAGGGGAAAATAAAATATGAAATTACTTGAAATATGGAAACGCATCGGAAAGCAGCCGTTAAGATTACTCGTCAGAAGGATGCAATTGTGTTTGTGGGTGGTAAAGAATATGAAATTTCTAAAATCATATACGACAATGGCAAATTTATTGGTTTTGAAGCAGAACCAATAAAACAAATAAAATGGATAAGCGAGAAAATCAAACCAAAAGAGGACAGGTTGGTAATTGTCAGAGATAAGGATGGTAAAGAATATAAAAATCATCAGTGGGTTGGACATGCTTGGTATAAATTTGTTAGAAATAAAGAAGGTTATGATGGTTGGAGAACTGATGTAGAAAATATTGTGAGTTGAAGATATCAATAACACTTCACAAAATGCGCGATTAAAAGAGATATTTTGCCAATAAAATATGCATTTCAAATGGTGTGAAAAGTGGTGTATATAAAGGCTTAAATCAACGTAAAAAGGGGTTATTTTGAGCCGATATTTTGAGATGATAATTTAATCACCTGAATGGATTTAAAGCTGATTTAGGGCGATTTGTAATGATTTTGGCAATATATATGTTGATTATAATTCGTACTTGGCGGTACGTCTATACATTGATACATACTAATACATACAACACAAGTTTATGAAAATTCATTTAATTATGAAAAATGAATAAGGAAATGAAGAAGTAATTTATAGATTTGAAGCAGTTTTTAATTTTGGACTGGCTTTAAGTTTTGTTTTTGTTATGGAATTTTTAGATTTATTTCAGATTTTTGCTGGAATTTTAAAGTTTTCATGATTATTTTTGAGATTTTCGCAATTTTGAGAAAAAGTGAGACTGGATGGAGAAGTAGAGTGTAGAAACAAAAATTAAATGAATCAATTGGAGGATGAAAAATGTTTGGATGGTGTAAACCTAGAAAAGAATTTGTAAGTAGGCAAATATGCGGTAAGACTTATCAATTTAAAGAAAATGATGTATGTGAATTTAGAGATTTAGGGGATTTATATAATGTTTCCAGTGGTAACTATTATGTGGATTTTACAAAAGAGTGTTTTTATAAAAAATTTAAGGTGATACATAGAGAAATAGGATATTTTGAAAAAGACTGCATTATCAATATTACTGCTTACAAAAAGATAAATTGTGCTAATGAAGGGTCGTATTTGGTTTATAGCGGTTACAAAGAAGATTATTATGAATGGTTAAATCAGTTATATGATTTTAAGAAAGACTTGGCTTTTCAAGAAATAATTGATTTTGAGGATGATGAACATGTTATTGATTCAAAGTCATCAAAGAAGTTATCAACTGACTTTAAAAGATATCATAATCAAGCAAAATTATACAGTGACCAGTTAGAAGAAAAAGATTCGTTTATAAAAATGTATGAAAGTATGATGGAAGCGTTTAAATTTGCTTCTAATGACGGAAAAGTTAAGTTTTTTTGATTTTTAATTCATTTCGGAGCATAGAAATCAATTTAATCTGTCTCTGATTTGGCTTATATTTTCTGATTGTCAAAATAGCGGATTGAAATTTTGTGGTGGATTTGATTTAAAAGAGAGAAGTATATTGTAAGCATTGTTAATTGTGGTTAAAATTTTGAATTTAATGAATTTAAGAAGTGGAGGAATTGTTATTGAATAAACCAAGAAGAGTAAGAATTTATAAACTAAGCACGTTTGATACTTTTACAGAAGAAGAGCGCACTTTAAATGAGGCATACAAGAAAGCATCTGCTAAAGATAAGGCAGTGTTAAAGAAAATTAGAGATGATAAAATTGCATCTTATAAGGGTATTCGTAAAATTGATAGGATAAAGCTGTATACATATGAGTATGGTAAAGATGGCGAGCCTATTGAGGCATCTGAAAAAGAGAATATCAATAAGCAGATTGCATTGTTTGAAAGTGAAATGGTTCGTTATACAGAGAATCCATTAGATGATTTTCCGCTTGTTATGGAAATTGTATATATGAAGATTGCCAATCAGACAGTTATTTTCAATCAGATATTGGAAAGAGGATTGATGATTGAAGATAAAAAATATATTGTTTTTACGTCTACAACAAATCAGATGAAAAACGGTGAATTTGTTTTAGTTCAGGAGAATTTCTACAATAAAAATGAAAAGAAATTTATGTGTGGATTAACTGATGAAATAATTAACCAAAAAGGCGGCTGTAACAGGGGAAAGTATCTTGCATATAAAGGACTTCCGCTATCTGCTTCTATTGTCCCGGAAGAATATAAGATTGATATTGATAAATGCTTAGTAGTGCCGGATTTTGAGACAATAATAAATGAGGAAGTAGAATGTATTGATATAGACCATGAGAAAAGAGAATTTATCAGAATAGAGCGGAGAAAAGAAGATATACCCATCCCCCAGACTGACGGAGCCGGTATGTTTCTGCCTGGTGTGTTGCCTGCATCAGCACAGATAAGGTGTGCACATTTGAAAGGTGCAATTTTCCCATTCAACTTCTGTAAGTTCTTAGAACAAGAGGAAGTCGAAGGAGTGAAGCCTAATCCAGTCATACCGGATGTATGGGGAAAAGAACATGATATTATAAAGGAAGATATTCAGGTACTTTTTACAGCATCACAGTTGAAAATGTGGAAGTATTATGATTCATGGGAAGATTATAAAAGAGAATTTAATGAAAATGGTATGCGTATTGCAATTAATAAATTTGCAGACACAAACCCGAAAGGCTATGCTAAGACAAGTTATCAGTTCATACAGACATTATCCTCTGAAAAGCTGACAGATGAAAAACTAGAGGAATTATGCGCTGATACAATAGAATATCTGGATAAGATGAAAATAGATTTAGATACCATGATTAAAATAGCCAGCAAAGATGATGATTATATATCTCTGGCATTGGAGCAGCACAAGGAACTGGTATATGATGAATATATTCAGAGTAGATTAGAGGGTAAATTTAAGAGTGAACGGAATGATGCAAGAGGCAATAAGCTGATTTTAAAAGATTCCTTATATAGTTATATTTGCCCTGATTGGTATGCATTTTGTACATGGTTATTTTGTGGCATAAAGAATCCAAAAGGCATTATTCCACGCAACTATGTATATAATAGCTTTTTTAATGAGAAGTTATATGATGTTGTAGATTGTCTCAGAAGTCCGCATTTATATGTAGAACACGGAATTAGGAATTTAGTTAAGGGTGAAGTATTAGAGCAGTGTAAAGAATGGTTTAATGACTATGATACTATTGTGAGCAGCCATGACCTATTATGTAGATTGCTTATGTTTGACGTGGACGGTGATGAAATCCTTTTGACACCTAATAAAGCAATGATTGATTGCGTACCGGATGATATTGTCCCATTATATTACATTCCATTTGATCCAACAAAATCGGAGATAAACAGCAGGTCAATATATGATGCAATAGTTTCTTGCATGGAGAATACACAGATAGGGGATATTTCCAATGTTATGACTAAAAATTACAATAATCCTGATACAGATA